AGGTGACCCGTTTATAGGCGGGATTACCAAAGTTGTTTTTAAGGTGCCCACTGCACATGGGTACAGGTACGCCTAACACATTATTAGACGCATGGCGTATTTTGCAGCATTAGCCGACAGGAAGTATAACAAATGACTGACTCTACATATGGTGTAAAAATTGGCTCGTTATGGCGACATAAAAACGGAATTATGTATAAAGTAATTGCGCTTGCTAACACACGCACCAAAAAACCAGAGGAGTATCCGATTATTGTTGTTTATGAAAATATCCACAATGGAGCCGTATGGTGTAGAGAGCTAAGTGATTGGCACAGATCAATGACTTCTATTGGCATAACCACAAGCTAACTGGCGCGATCAAAACACACTTTTATAACTGTCTATCAGCAAACGCGGTTAGTAGTTTATCTAACCGCTCGTTTTGACCTCGGATGCTTTTGTTAACCTCTGCAACCATATCATATATCCTGTTAAGATCCCTGTCCAAGTCAACTCGCTTGACATACGTGTCTTTTACTTCGTTAACGCGCTGATGAAGGGCACTTATTTCACCGTGATATTCTGTGTGTTTAGAGTCTATTTTAGCATTCATCCACTTAATAACCCCTAACGCCTGTGCAAACAGGCCGATAAAAATCCCGACAATGGTCATCAGATCGTTTAGTTCTATCATTAGTTACAGCTCGCTGATAAATTTTGATGATTGTATCAAAACCCGCGCTCTAACTCCAAAATATACACGCCAAGTTTGACGGCATCGTCATTTGTCATACACATAAATTGATCATCCCTTATCGGGTCGATCATCGGTCTTGTTGGTCTCTGCTTTGTCGTTGTCGTCGCGCAACCCGCCATCAAAATGATCATCAAACCACTGCACAGGATCATTCTCAAGTTTGTTTCTGTCATTTTGTGCCATCCTCTCAAGCACCAGCTTAGCAAGCCGATCAATGTAGTCGAGTATTTTAAAGCCCCAATAATTCATTTCCGCCCCGTCAATTTCTTAAAGACGTTGTTTACGCGTGACATTACACCATCGTCTTTGTCAGTGGGTGTTATAGCGGCTATCAGTGTTAACAGCGCAATAACAGCACCAGCAATATTAATATATGTATCTATGTTTTCCATTGTCAAACTCCAATCAATTCAAAATGCGCGCCATCAAAAAAGCCATCAAAATGACCTCCCCAGCGCAAGCGATGCGACATTAACCCCTCGTAGTGTAGCATTGCAGCAATGCCCATGACAAAACCACCAAAGTACACAAACGACTCTTTGTCGTCCCAATCGCATGGATAGGGTACAACATCGACCGCCATCGACGGTGTTTTGTTGTGCTTGCTGTTGGGAAACTCCACGCGAGATTTACCATCAGAAAATGCCTGGTTTTGCTCTAACTCGCCGCGGCGCCCACATATAACACTACAGTCATGCATGTGGATGACTGTGTTAAACAACATTTGTAGGTCTTTATGACAAGACCCAAGTCTTGCTAAGCTTGCAGGGCTAAACTTAGGCATAAAGCAGACACTCCAAACAACAAACCGCCGATTAACTCTCTCGTTTGCCAGCTATTGTCCAAACGCATGACACGCTCAAGTTGCACGGTTAGATAAATCGACAGCGGAAAAGTAACAGTCATAACAAGTGCACTGAGCGCCGCTATGTCCCAAAACGCCAACAGCGCGCATGGTGCACCCCAGATAAAACCACGCAACGAACACGCGGCGACAGCGTTAGTCTCAAAAAGCTTTCCGCGTTGCCACCACTCCAGACCATCTTTGTGCATGGCGTGGCCGTACAACATGCTACCCAAAGGCGTACCCCAGCCGGGAGACATGCCGACAAAAAAAAGGGCCGCAAAAGCGACCCAAACAACAACGGAGGATGAAAACGACAAACAAACCAATGCAGCAGTTAGACTGTACATCAATTTAAACATAAAACGTGGAAAACTATCAAGATCTTTACCACGTTGTAAATCAAAATAACCACACAGCAGAGCAGCTAGCACTTTAATTGTCAGCATGATTTGACGCCTCGGTCAACAAATCATCTATGTCGATTAATAATGCATCACACACTGCTTTTAGTCCAGCGTTACGGTTGTCAAACCCGTCTGAGTGTCTAAAAAATATACGATGACGTTTTGATAATACCGAATCATCAAAATCAAAATGCCCACGCTTGTTAAGCTCAAGCATGACTTTTAGCCTGCTAACAGTTAACCTGCGCGGCTCTATTTTTTTGAGCTTTCCGGTTTCGTCGTATCTGTATTTTGGCATTTTACAATCCTGTTTTTATGTAAGCTTTAACGTCCGGCACAGTAGTAAATTCAACGTCCGGGAGGAGCGCTGTTTTTTTATAGACAGCCCCAGTGGCCGTGTTGTTAGCAATCGCAATATAGCTATCATCGTCACTGATCGCTACGCCATAGCCGCTTGAGATGGTCGTTATTGGATTGAGTCGTGATAGTTTATTGTTTGATATTTTGTATGAGTAAACATTAGATGATGACGCTAATGCAGTGTAAATTTTATCCGATGTCGAGTTAAACACAATGCCGCCATCAGTGCTCGATGGTAACGCAACACCAGGGTTATCAAGCTTGGTTAAAACACCAGCAGCGTTTGCGTATACTGTAAAAAATGGGCTACTGGCGTGACCTACTGCTACAAAATTATCATCAGGGCTACATGCAACGCAATTACCTGTGCCAGTTGGCAGAGTTGCAGGGTTTGCCAGTTTGGTGAGTGTTGATCCACTGATCGAGTAAACGGTCACAAACGGAGTGGTAGCATGTGCTACAAACAACAGAGAACCATCTGTACTAAAAGCAACACCGTTACACGTGTCTGGCGGCAGAGTTGCAGGGTTTGCCAGTTTTGTAAACGTTGTACCGCTGATCGAGTAAACAGTCACAAATGGACTAGTGGCGTGTGCCACTGCTAAAAACTGACCATCTGCACTAAAAGCAACCCCGTTACCTGTACCAGTTGGTAGAGTTGCAGGGTTTGCCAGTTTTGTAAAGGTTGTGCCGCTTATTGTGTAAATTGTCACAAATGGACTAGCGGCATGCGATACTGCTAAAAATTGCCCGTCAGCACTATACGCACAATCAGACGCCGCCCCAGTCGGCAGTGTTGCCGGGTTTGTTAGTTTGGTTAAAACGTCAGATATTAACGTGTAATTTGTCACATACGGAGTGCCAACTGACGCAAAAGATACAAGCGCTGATCCTGCTTGTATTGCACATCCTCGCTCGTTTGCTCCCGGCACGGTAGCAGGTGTTGCCAATTTTACATATTGCCCACCGATTTTATTGTAAAGCAATGCGTAGGTTGTTGAGTCGTAAGCGGTACCGTCACACTCAAGCCAATAGGGTGCATAATATTTATCAAGATCGCCGCTGATTACTAAGTCGCCGGTCGTCTTTTCAGTTATTAGCTCCCATTTTGTCAAATCGTTAGCTGTTGGATTGTTGTTTAAATTGCTGGCAATAACCGACCTGTATAAACCACCATCGCTACCTAGTGACAATGCATCAACATCATATGATTTGCTGGCATTCCACGCGGTTATGATTTTTAACTCTACCCATGCAGTTGTCGCCGTTGTTGGGTCGTTGCCGATATTGCCGGACGCTAATGATTGATAAAAGTTGCCGTCAGATCCCAAGACAACAGCATCAATATCATAACCAACCGCAGATACCCATGGTTGTAATGCAGAGTCAGTGCTACCGCCGACTGGATCCCTGACCTCAACTTGCACGTAGTCACTACTGGTCAAAATAACCTTGGCTACGCCATCAAAAAAAACGTTAGGTTGTCGCCCAGAAGCACTAAGCACAACAGGGTTAGTGTTAGGTATTGTCAGATTAACATCAGCGTAAGTCGTTTTTGCTGTAGTAGTACCAGTCTCATAAAAATACAACAAACCGCTAACAAGAGGATCACCAGCGTCATCAAAATATTGCGTTCCTATCGTTCCAAATCTGCTCATTTATTGACCCCTTGCTTTAAAAGTTCCCTTATTGATTTAAATGCATTTTCTTCGTTTATGCCTCGCAATTTTTCAGCACCTTTCCCAACAGCGCTAACAACAGCGTCAACTGCACCTGCTTTACTCGCCATTCCAGCACCCCTTTGAATCGCTTGATCTATTTGCCCCTGAAAAGAAGTTCGGGCGACAGGCTTAAAAACTCTATCGAGCTCATCAGCATAAAGTGACTGCATTAAAAAATTGTCATTAAAAGATGCGCCATACTTTTTGGCTATGTCTTCTACATTACCGATAGTCTCGTATAGTCTCACTCTTGATTTGTTGTTGCTCATCACACCGCGAGCCAACTGACCAATAGATTTATCTGCGTTCTCGCCTCTAAGATCTATTTTTGACCCTACAACATCCTGCAAATCGTCTATTGCCTTTATAGTATCTGAATATTGCGTATTTACTTTGTCGTATTTTGGAAAATTCTTGTCAAGAACCGAGTCCACATCACGCCGCAGGCTTTTTAATATGTTTTCTGTTTTTCCTTTTAGACCCTCACCACCTCCGCCGTAGGTTACGTTTTCGTCTATGTATTTTTTTAATCTATGAAGATCATAAGCATCTGGCGGCCTTGTGTCTGACATGCGAGATACAATTCTATTTATGACTCGTTGCGGCCCGTCCAAACCTTCTATGTCTGATCCTTCGAAAACCGCTTTGATCTTTCCTCCACCTTCTCTTTTTAACTTTACACCCATACCATCAAGATTGTTAATAAAGTTATTGATAGGGCCAGTGTAATCAATGTTTTTACCTTGAAGAGATTTAGCAACGCCATCTAACGACCTCCCGGCTTCTTTGTTTTTAGAAAAAACATATTTTAACCGCTCTTGCAGCGTCTGACCTACAACATCTGTAGGTCTGTTTGTTGTAGCATACAATTTATCTTTTACACCTTTCTCCATGATGTTTGTCATTTTTAGCATTTTAAGTTTGTCTGTGTTAGATGCATTTTTTAACGGAGAAATAACACCTTCGTCAAAGCCCTGCTTTATCGCCTCTTTAGCAAAAGCGTCTGGCTTTGCTTTACCGTTAACAAGTTTATATGCCGCAATCTTTGGATCGTTAGAGCCTTCAAGTAATTTTTGAGCAATAGCAACCCTCTCAGGTGTTTGATATTGTAGTAATTTTTTAGCTCCTTCGTTCAATGCTTCTGCTGCTACCGGTGCATAATCTTTTACAACACGAGCAGCACCTTTACCTACACCTAACCCAAAAGCTTCTAAAGCCGCAGTTGGACCAGAGTGGGCTGCGGCAGCTAACAAGGGACTCCCAGTGACGTCTAGTGTTTTTTCACCTAATGTTGTTTCCAATTCGCTGAATTTTTCAGCAAGTGGTTGTATTGCCTCGCCTAAGTCTCCGGCTGTTTTTTGTGCCTCTGGGGTTTTTGGAAGATAGGTCAATGCTTCTCTGGTTGCTTCAACAGCTTCTGTACCGCTACCTTCGCCGCTAAACGGGTTTAATGATTGCGCTATTCCAGCAATACCACTACCTATTTCAGCCATAGCGCCTGTAGCCATTGACCCAACAAGTTCGGCCATGGCTTCTGGGTTTCCTAATGCTCCTAGCTTTTCTTTTAACATTTCGCGCCGAGAAGGAAAATCAGACTCACTCGCCAAGCCTGCACGAATCAACTTTTCTCGAATCTGATCTTCTGGAGTTCCTTCAGGTATTCCGCTAATCACTTGCCCGTTAGGTAGAGTAAAATCCATTATAAATCACTCCAGTTTATTGGCTTTTTTTGCTCAGGTGGTTGATTTAATATCTGATTTCTTGCGCCAGTTTCTGGTAACATTTCAAGAGATGAAGGCTCCCCTCTCTGTATTTTGCCTCGCATATTTTGAATATCGTCAGCGGTAAGTATATTGGCACCTGAAAGAGTATTTTTTAACCTTGTTACATCGCTTCTAAACCGTTCTTCACTTCTTATTCTAGACAGCGCCCCGCCTGAAATATCCTTTAACATTTTAATGTCAGACTCAGACAATACACCTGACATTAAATCCATGTTATCTGCTGTTAAGATGCTTTTTGCCTCTTCTATATCATTTATTAGCTCGGCTTCGGCATCACTTAGACGAAAATTCAGATTCCCTTCTATCGAGCCTATTACATCAGATAATTGATCATTCGATAAGATTTTATCAATAAGATTTACCGCCCTATCTTTGAACGTTTTTGCTTTAACTATCCTTCGTTGTTCTTCCCTTAATTTTACGGCTTTTGATAATCCCTCTTCTGTTGTTTTAGAGGCGTCCATAGTAGCTTGTAATTGATTAAGTTCAGCTTCAGAAGCCTTCGGGAAGTTAGCTCTAAGAAGGTTTGGAGATAACGTTTTACGCTCTATCTCACCGGCTTGATCTAACATTTTAGACAAAGCCACCATACCTTTATCGCCACCGCCAGCCGCCTTAAAAGCTGCGTCCGCTCTCTGCGCAACGTCAGTGGTTAACCCTTGCAGTAAAGCAGGTGGAGTAACAACCTCTCTTTGCTCTAATGGTACCTTGTAGCCTGGGATGTCAACAGCAACAATTCTACCGTCAACCTCTTTAAAAACCTGCCCTTGTGGGGATACTTTTCTGGCATCGTAAATTTCCCCGCTGTTAAACTTAGGCGGTTCATACTTAGACACAAGCCCGCGCTCTTGGGCGCCCATATCAAACCCACGTATTGTATTCAGTGCTTGCATTGGGTCTTGCTCAAGAGCAGAAACAAAAGCCTGTGTTTCTGATGGATCGCCGCCAAGCTCAGCAATCTTCTGCTCACGGCTTTTTGCAAGCTGCATGGCAAGGCTTAACCTTTTCTGATCTCTCACTGTGCCATCAGGGTTCAATGCGTTTTCCAGATGATCACGCACGACACGCGCATCAATCGCCATCGCCTGCTGGCGCTCCATTGACAACCTTTGACGCCTTGCTTCATCCGCTTGCTGCTGCTGTGCCATCGAGCTGGCAAACTCTGCACCTCTGCCGCTTATACCAGCCGATAGTCCAGACAACGCCATGCCTATATTTTTGAGTGTATCAGCATTCATTAAGAAACCCTCGCATAGTCAACACGCAAGAAGCCATCAGACCCTACATCTGCAACGTCTGCATTTTCCTGGGCTATTACACCAAATGCCGGTTGATCTGTGTCAATTAACCAGTCCCATTTGTACCAAGCGCGCCCGCCTGCCGTTTCGCCAACTTTGCGGATATTGGTTTTTAGCCGGGCGTCAGAAAGCGCTGCCAAGCCCATTGCCAACCCGCCCAAACCGCCAGCCGCACTACCAATCTGCTGCAACGGGTCGGCGCCTTGTTGTATGCCGGGTATCCCCGGTAACCCACCTGCCTGCGATCCTTGCCCCGTAGCTATATTAGCTAAAATTGCAGCGAGCTGCTGATCAACTCCGGATATACCCTGCCCGGTTTGCTGTAACAACCCTGCAATATTACCACCGTATGCACCGTACAGGTCGGCCAGCGTTGACCCCTGAATGTTTTGCAAGTTGGCCAGTGCTGTGTTTTGTGTGCCAAGGTTTTGCGCCAGTAACGTGCCTGCATTATAGCGTTGAGCGCCAACAGTACCTGCCGTGTTACCGATAGCATTAGCACCTGCCATGCTCATGTTTTGCGCAACATTACCAAGGTTTTGTCCGGTTTGCGCCTGCAACCCTGCACCCGTTAAATTTGCCTGACCAACCTGTCCGAGCACATCACGTCCCAACTGACCGGCGATATTAACACCAGTTTGGTTTGTGCTGCCAATCTGCCCTAGCACGTTTTGACCTAGGTTACCCGCGAGCGTACCTAACGCCTGCCCTGTGCCGCTGATCAGTCCAGACTCTAACCCTGCCTGCGCGCCGCGTAACTGACCTATTTGCCCTGCCGCTTGCTGACCCATACCTGACAATCCAGCTAGGCGGTTATACTGGTTACCGTAATCCTGCGCCGCCAAGCCTATAGCATTTTGCTGTAACTCTTGTCTGACGTTACCACCCCCCAAACCACCAATAGCAGCTTGGTTCCTTAATAACGCCTTCTCTGACTGGTCAACTAAATATTGCTGCCCAGGAGACTGGCTAAAGTTCTGGTACGCCAGCTGCTGCGCTTGTGGCCCATACGCGCCGCTAAGTGCTGACTGTAGATCAAACGCCGCATTACCCCCCTGTGCATAGCCTGCCATAGGTGCGACAGCCTGATCAAACCTACCTGCCGATTGTGTCAGTCCCTCGCCTTGCGCCTGTCTTAACGGGTCACCAGCTATGCCGTAAATCTTCATGGCCTCATTGGCTATCTGCGCGTTGCTTGCCCCAGCCTGCCGCTGAACAATGTCGTTAATATTCATTCCCATGTCGGCGGCTTGTTGTTTGCCAGCATTTAGCGATTGCTGCCCAGCTAACGCGCCGCCAGCTATATCACCACGCGCAATATCGGCACCGTATTGTAGTGTGTCGAGTTGTCCGGTTAGACCAGCTTGCAACGCCTGTTCGCTACCTGCCAACCCAGAGACTGGTTGATTTGTGCCTCTGTATTGCGCTGCACCAGGAAGCATTTGCACGTCAGGCGCCTTGCCGGTATTAACAGTTTGGTTTACATTGTCTCTAAACACCTCAAACGAGGGCGCGCCCTCTATCGGTCTACCTGCCGTGTCAACAGCCACACCATCAACATAATCTACCGGCACAGAGCGCAAGCCATATCGTCTAGCCATCTCAAAGATGGCCTCTTTTATTTCAGGACCACCCCATTTTGCCCATGCATCAACTGCCATTATACGCTACCTCCCGGACCATCACCGCGCGCTCCACCAGCACTGTTTCTTCCGCCTCTGCTGCTGCCGCCATCACCACCCGAGCCACCTCTGTCGCCTTGCCCCTCAGTCTGACCACCGCTACCTTGCCGACTATTGTTATACATGCCACCTAGCGCCACCTGCGGTTGTTGTGGTATAGCCTGCTGTAACTGCAACATAAACGACTGCATCTCTTTTGCGCGTTGCGACTGTATTTCTTGTGGAGTTAACGCCAGTGCCTGCTGTGGCGTAGTAAACTGCGGAATCTGTACGTTTTGCATCCAGCTTGTATCGGCTTGGATTTGTTGCGGCTGAAACGCACTGTAATCAACCGGCATACCCATCAACGCATTTTGCATCTGCGGTAGGCCACGGCTTATCTGCTGTTGTGCGCCCATGTTACCCTGCAAAAATGCATCTGCTTGCCTCGGTGCCGCCTCACCAAAAATATTTAACGCCGCTTGCTGTCCAGCAAGATAGTTATCCTGAGCGGCAGGGAACAACATCGACACATCACGCCGCGCCTGTTGTGCCAACTTGTCTTGTAGTGCAAGCGTTTGTTCATTGCTTGCTATCTGCGCATTTTGTGCGCTCTTGTCTGTGCCGCCACTGCCCATTTATTAGATGCTCCCGTAATTGCTGGCGCGTTGCGCCGTACAAATATACGTCTATTATATTCCCATTTTTCATAAAAGACGACCGCCTAATTCCTTCAAGTTCTAATCCCATTAATTCAGCAAATCGCCTGACGTGCTTGTAAATCACAGGTATCTCTGCAATGATTTTTTGATAATGCTCTGGCGCATGAGTTACCCACCAGACTATCAGTGCCCTGATTATCTCTCGCGACTTGGCGCGTTTACATGGTAAAACCATCGGATGGACGTTTAAGGTAACTTGGTTAACATGGTCAAATGCAACCAGCCCAACAAGCGTATCGCTATCCATAAGCGTTACCCATGCCTTGTTTTGCAGGACTGGTTCATAATATTCTGGTTGGTGCCCGTCCTCTGTGATAACGTCCCAGATTACCGGCATTGTGACAACAGACTTGATAAGATCAACATCAAAAGTCTGCTGGATATTCATACAGCTATCCAGCCCTGAGTTTTATCGCCACCGATGTCAGGTAACATTTTGCGATACTGGATAGACCCGGCAGATCCTGCTGTGTCAAGATACAGCGCGTATTGTTGCGCCTCAACAACACCTTCAGGTGATCCACTGCCAATAATCGGCATCAGATCGGACACCAACAAAACCCATTGTTGAAACGTTGGTTGCATCACACCGGATGGCGTCACTATCGGCCATGCCGCGTTTAGTCTCCTGATGTCTGCCATTTCAGCCCCTTATGTCAGCTGTCAGCTGGATAATGACAACCTTGACCGGCGCGCTTATCGTAAATTTAAACACAGAAAACCTCGGTATTCTACCATTCCTGCGCCAGATTGCTCGCCGCGTATACTCGCCGATACGTCCCATCGAGCGCAATCGCTCATCGGCGTATGTCTTGCCACCATCTTTGCTGATTGATAACCCTATTTGTGGGTCATTATCTGCACTGTTACCCACGCCTGATTCAACAGTTAATTCGAGTGTCGGCAATTTAAAAGACTGCATGTTGTTTTGGAAAGGTTGTGTGCTAACTATACGCCTGATGTTTGCGCCGTACTCTGTGTAAACATCAGTATTAAGATCGCCAATACGTCCGTCTACATTATCGCCGACTATGATTTTACCGTATGCCTGCACAATGGAATTAGCTCTAAAACGGGATAATGACACACCACCAACAGCGTTAGTAATCGCTGATTTTCTCTCGTGCCACCTGCCAGTTATTGTGTCTATAACTATTGTTGTAGATGGCAGATTAAACCCAACAAAATAGGCGCCTTTTTGAGCGTAGGCCCACGCCGTTATAGACGCAACCTCGGCACCGGTTAGCGCATGTAACAGCGTGTCGATCGCCGTTGTACTGACTTTTTGTACAGTGTTTCCTGTAAATGACCAGATTGCCGGGGACTCGTTTTTACCTGCGCCAACAAACATAAATGTATCATTTGCATTAACGACAGAAAAAGTGGCGCTAATACCTTTGTCAAGATACAAGCCGCTACGACGGAACGGGAACCCTGATCCTCCAACGTTTTGAAACGCCTCGCAGGTTGAGGCCCCACCAATAAATAGTTGATTTTTAAATACCAATGGTGCGGTAATATAGTCAGGGTCAGCCTCCGCTGTGCCGAAATCTAACGCGTTATATGATGTGCCATCATTCAGCGCTGAGATAATAAATTTTTTGCTGTCTGTGGTTACAACAAAATACCCATCTAAAAAAACCACCGACTGCGGCAATCCATTGGCCTTAAAATCAGCATCAGCGATTATGGCGAGCACACCTGTTGACGCGGTATAAATATACCCGTCAACGCCCGGCACCAGTATAAACAACTGGCTACCATTGTCAGCCATGCTCACCCTTGCTGTTGTTGGTATAGCGCCTAGACTTGTTAACGAGTTGTCAGAGTTTAGCCTGTAGATCGCCTGTCCGTTTACAAAGTATGGCACGCCGTCCATCACATGCGCACCGCGGTTTGCGTTTTGTACCTCGCCACTAGTGGCAAGTTGAGCAATACCTGGCGTACCAAACAACGTCTCTTGCGCCAAGGCTTGTGACTGCACAACGTTGACATACAGGTTAGTACATTGTTGCGCGCTCACCGGCATGGAGTCGGATAAATAAAATCCGTTTGTGATCGGTAAAGGAGTAATAGCCATTATGTAAGGGACACTACAATTGTGTTGCCGCTAGGCGTTATCGTTATGCCAGCGCCTGCGATTATTGATACCATCGTCGGGCTTGTTGCATTTGTGTTTAGCATAATAGGCGCCCCTGTGGTGTCCACTGTAAAGTTATGCGACAACTTAAGCCCGTTCTGTGGCGACACAGATGCAGCTATGCCAGAGCCATTTTCGATGTTGCGTATCCTGTTAACGCTGCCGCTTTTTTCAAGCACCGGCGTACCTGTAACAGACCCTGCTTGCACAATGGTACCAGTAACACCAAGTGCCGTTTGAAAACTTGCAAGATCAATCTTGTAGTTAACGCCACTTGCAAAATACGTTAGGTATGCCCCACTTGGCAGATCCGTGCTAGACGGAAAATTGCTCTCTTTGCGTCCGTTACTCTGCTGCGTCATTTGTGCCGATCTCCAGTGCTATCGAACCTGTTGTTTCTGCCAGTATTGCCGACTCATCGTCTTGGTAAAAATGCGTACCATATGCCACGCCTTGCATATTGCCGCTGCCGACCGGCAATGTTGACGGGTACCGCATACGATACATAACCTGACCCAATTTACGCATAGTGCTCATACCATCAGCCGCCGCTGCAACCAACAGAGGTGAGATTTCACCACCATAATCAGGGGCGACCTCTAACGCCATGTTTGCGATTAGGCCGCGTAGTGCGCCCGTTGGGATTGTTACCTCATCACCAAGGTTTGATACCTCTGTAAACCCAAGCGATACGCCATCAGCATCAAGCGCCAACATGAAGTTGTTTAGTGCAAAAATAAAATCCTGGTACTCGTCAGGTTCCAGATCTGCCTCGCTGGCTTGCACTAAAATCCGTTGCAAACTTGCCTTTGCTACTTGCGCTACCGTTGCCATCTTCCCGCACCCAACCCAGTTTTAAAGCCGCTTCGATATTTTCTTTGCGGTCGTTTGTCTCAACAATAACACCGCTTTTCTTACGCCATTTTATCATAAAATCACCAATACAAACAAAAAAAGGGGCCGAAGCCCCTTATGGTTTTGGTTAGCTCGCGCCCCATCCTTGCCCGGCAAAAAACGGATTAAGCACAGCGTAAGCAGGCCGCAAATCAAACCGCACAATCTGTTTGTTTTCGCGGATGCTTGAACCACGGCTTATACGGATATTGATACCGTCTTTGGTAGTCATAACCGTATCCTGAGCGTTCAATTTCTTCATCGGCACGAAACCGATTGAAAACGCCTTTTTATGCCAAAACATATTTGGCTGATACAGTGTTGACGCACTACCCAGCAGTGTAACCACATCACCAGACACAGGCGCGGAGTCCACCGTGTTATAAGCACCGCCAGCCTCATAAATTGCAGGGCCTTTGATCTTAATCACACCTGTGCCGGTACCTGAAAGCGTTACTGCCTCGGACACCACACCGGTGAACAACACGTTAGCACCAGCAGCGTTGATAACTGGCTGTCTTGTTGATAGGTTTAGCCTGTTACGACCCGCAATCTGCAACACCTCGCCAGCACGAACCTGCAAGTTAGCTTGGAATCCAGCCACTGTTAGGGACTGCTCAAAACTATCTTTGTGCGTCACATAGGTAACATCGGGGTTTGCGCCCAGTGTGCCCGCGCGATCAGCACCGGAGTGCGTGGTCACAGTATGCAATGCATCGGCGGTCATAACGCGCATACCTGCAAAACGCTCTGCAATTGTTGCCATGCTGTTAGCGTTGTCGATGTTTTTACCGGCTACACCACCTGCACCAAGCGACCGCTGATCAGACGCCAAGGATACTTGTGTGTAGGGGTTGACAAAATAACACCAGTCGTCATCCATCGGTACGCCTGCTGAGCGCATTACCGCGCCCGCAGCGGCAACATGCGACCACGTTGATGCTGCTGTCCCGAATGTACCTGCCAGCAAGCCAGCATTTTCTGTACAAAACTGAGCAAAATCAACTTCCAAGTCTGTGACGATACGGCTTGCAATCGGCTTCAGCAATTCGTCAAGCTGACCCATCTTGATTGCTTCGTCTGCTTCGTAAAAATCGACTTCCTCGGTAAAATAATCCTGTACCGTACCAGTTGCCTTGCCGGTTATGATGCTCGTTGCAGTCGTCGCTGATATATCGCCATTGCTTGTACGCTTGGTGACGTAATCAGTTGGCCGCTTAAAATCTACGTTATCGCCAGAATCGGGGTTAAATCTGCCCTGTAAAAGTTGGGTATCCACGTTTTTAGACAACACTCGCGCATTGTCAAACGCGGGTAAAAACACTTTTGCAAGTTGCCGCGTAAAGTTACTATCAAAATTGTTAGCCATGAGTGGCTCCTATAAATTATTCAAAGATGACGCCATCTAGCGCCGGATGATCTGTTTTAGCGCCGCCACCGCGTAGGGGTTCTACTGGTGCCGGTGCTCTGGTTGTTTTTTTGCCTGAGACCGCTGCATTTTTTCTGACAACATTTTCGATATATGCTGCCGCCTTCATTGGGGACATTTTCGTTAACTTTTCCAGTTCGGCAAGATTGCGCCCAAGATAAGTCGTTATCAATGGCCCTTGGTCGTCGGTCAAAATATAATTTGCAATGTCCTCACTAACCCCAAACGTCGCCACTGCTTGACCAGCCTTTGCAAGATCTTCTGCGGACACTCCCAACTTTTTAGCGCGCTCAGAGTATGCTGTTACTGTCTCAACATACTCGCGCTGTCTGTTTGCTAGTGTCTGCTGCTCTAATGCAATTTGCTGTTCACGCAATGCCGCTTGTTTAGCGTCATACGCTGCCCTGCGCTGTATTGCTTGGTCGCGCTGCGCCATTTTTTCGGCATAGTCGTCATCCCATGCATCCGGTAGCGCCGGTATCTCAGGCTCGCGCTCTTTGGGGATCTTGGCTTCAAGCTCTGCAAGCTTTCTTTTCAGCTCTTCCGCCTGCCGCTCTGTCTCTCTGAGTTTGTAGGTTTTTTTGGCTACAATCTCATCAACAATCCGCTGTTGATCCTCGCTAAAACGCGTTTTTTCGTGTTCTTCGGGTGCTAACTCCGAAGCAGGTTCACCGCGCTGTTCATCATGCTGGTCGCCATGCTGTTCAGTCTCCACAAGCCCTGTTTCTTCCTCCGCCGCATCGTTTTCAGTTACGCCAGAATCGTAAATTACACCTGTTTCGTCTGCTTGTAGCTCACTCATGTTTTTGCCCTTTCGGTAATAGCCGCGATAAAGGTCGCGTACCTTATAACCAAATGTTATACGTTAACCATTGTCTTTGTCAATTAGTTCTAATGCCGTGTCATTATAAGCTTGCACAACAACCGGGCTTGCAACTGCACTTGCACCCATTGCCTCCCTGATAATGTTCAGCGTTTCAGCCTGCATTTTGTGCATCTTAGCCATTGTTTCATCGTTTTTGCGCTGCTGTTCTTGCATTGCAAGCAGCAAATCCTGCTGCTTTTTCTGCATATCAAGATCAATTTGCTGCTGTTTCTGGCTCGCGCTCATATAGTCACGCTGCCCAGATTGTTGCAGTTTTGCCATTTCAATCTGCTGTTTTTGCTGATTAATCTGCGCGTTGAATTGCGCTTCTGCTTGCTTGGTTTGCGCACTAACCATTTCAGCTTGCGCCTTCATCACTTCAGCCTGTGCCAGTATTGCGGCAGGATCTTGCTGTTGTTGTGCGTTTTGTTGCTGCTGTGCGTACTGCTGTTTTTCTTCGTCCGTCATCTGCTCGACCGGGATCACACCACTTGCAAACAGCTGTTGTCGCTTGCGCTCTGCGATCTTATCCATACCTGGCGCTGAAATATTGTGTAGTAAAATGTCACCGCCAAGCTGTATTACAGTAGGATCGACATTGGCAATCTCAACCAGTGCCGCAACCATTTCTTCCTGCCGATTTTTAAAAGATGGCCCGCTACTGCAAATAACATCGTACTGCCCCACAGACAAGTCGTTAAGCGTTACAGGACGCCCGGTCTGCTGATCTATAACCGTTTGGTTGAGCCAGACCATATCAAAACTTCCGTCCTCTTTTAAAATCCTGATCTGGCGCTCACTGTCATAAACCCTTGGTATTGCGTCTACAATAATCCGCGCCGTGTGCCTGATAGCAATCTCTTGCGCTTTAAAGTAAGCAATCGTCCCGTTGTCGCCTTTGTTTTGCAGGCGCTCTATAGCTATACCTGATTGCAGACCAGGATTATCACCCATACTTGCCGCAAACATACCGGCGGTCTGGCCCATCATCTGCCGCATAGTCTCTGAGATAGTGCGCAAGCCGGGATTGATCTGTGCACCACCATTTTGCTGCGGTGATCCTGGTGCCATTGGGTCCGGGTTATAAAACTGCACTGGATCGCTATTGGTATTGAGAGTTGCCAGCGTGTCCTCAAACCCTGCCGCCTGCGCTTGTGTTACCCAATATTTCGCACGTGGAGCTAGTGCCCCTTCTTCAATCTCTCTACTCATCGAGTAGTTTAAAACGCGCTGCTGGTCTAGCAGTCTGCGCACAATGCCAGAGTAGATAACTTTTGATTCCAGCACATCAAAATTGGCAATCGTCGGCACAATCGGGATATAGCTAAAAACAGTTTCCCGCTCATCATCAAGCCAATCGCCCCCGTCAAAATGCCGCACACAACAGACGTTACGCGCTCGCTCACGTCGATTACGCTCAGTTATGCCCGCTGCCGCCAGCTCATCAGATACCGTTTTATAATCATCGTTATCTTCGTACACCGCGCCATTGCTCATCATAATAAGCGTGCGCTTTACTTTTTTGATGTAAAAATATTCGCCGACAGTTATAAATTCTCGCTTGTTAAAATAGGCATTATTTTCCCTGTCCGCGCCTACCGACACACCGGAGCCATCGGGCCAGCGCCGCTTATACTCCTCTGTAGATATGTCTTGCAGCACAAAACACCACTTGGCATCTGACCAGTCGGGTGCCTCACTTGACTTATCACACCAGACGCGATCAATGAAATTGTGCACGGGTTCTATGACAATGTCCTGATCAAAACTGTCAGCGTCAACATAGCGCTGAGCAACGCGCCAACCATCTATACCTGTGCCGATCATCCTCTTGGCTGCCGCGTTAAATATATTCGATGCGCCGCTAATGTTTTCGATGTTGCGGATTATCCCGTCATACAACATCGACACGTCTTTAGTTGCGTCACCACCAGCTGGACGTATCTTGATATCAAAGTCAGCCCGCATCAGCTCGCCGCTAATCTGGTCAACTATCGGGTTAGTCATATCAAATGTGTAGCGCGGCTTACCAACATTTGCACTCCACCACGTTGGCTCCCATTGGCCATCTTTTTTATGCAAAAATAGCTGAGCCTCTCGGACCTCCTCGCGGTTATCGTGGTCGGCTTCTTGCGCCTCTTGTAGCCGCTTAATGCACTCGTTAAATTCCATCATCCACCCCACGCGGTAAAGTTAATCTTCTTGACTGCAATCTTTGCAGCCGGTCTATACATGCTCATCATAAGTGCGTCCGCCATGTTTGGAGACGGTAGCTGATACGGCTTTTTACTCATTTCCAATTTGCTCATAATTTGTATCTTGCCGTTGTTGTTGCGTTTTATAGGTATCCTGCAAACCTCTGAGCGCAACTGATCAATATTGGCAATCTCGGACGATAAACTGATCATGTTATCCGGGTTGATATACTCGCCGTTATTTACCGCCCTGTAAGTAGCATACATCCTATCGCGCAACGCCCAGTAATATTGAGCGCGTTTGTTTATAAACGTTTCACGGTTTGTTTTGCGCTTGCCGCTATCAAATGTAGTTACGTCAACATAATCCAGATCAGGGTCATCAGGCGTTTCAGAGCCGCGAAACATGTAGTAATCTATTTTTTTGCCCTGCAACGCTGTGTCAACCTGCCGTTTTAACGATATTCCAAGACCGTCACAATCCCAACCAAACCAATCAGCCCGCGCCTGTATCGCCAGGTCTAACGCCCAGTCTGTACCCTGCGCAACATCGCCGTGCTCGTTTTCCTGCACGTCCAGCACCACCGATCCATGACGCAAACAATAACCTTTTGCGTCCTCTCCCTCATCACTAGGATCGTAAGCGGCTATCAGTGCACCCTCACCTTTAAACCCTAGTTTTTTATGCGCATCAATGCAGGCGTCAAACCATTTGACCGGGATGATACACCCTTCAACCTCGTCATAAAACTTGCCAAGCCAAATGTGCTCATACAGTGCACGGCTTAGCGTTGCTTCATCATGCGCCCGCTCTTGCTCAAGCACGGAAGGAAAAAGTTTGTTGTCGCAGTAGTTAACGACAATGATAAGGTGCATATCATCTTCATAATATCCATCGCGCAGTAGTTCTTTTTCGTATGGCACGATAAAACGCTGGCTAAACGGATCTGCACGACTTCCGGGGTTTGCAGTTATAAATATCTGCGAGCCCTCTTTGCGCAAAGTTGGCGTCAAAGCTTTTAGACTTTTAAAGCTGATCGTCTGCCCCTCTTCAACCCAAAAAACATCAAAACCGTGCATAGATTTGACGGACTCGGGGTTACGCGCCAACCCTTTAAACTTAAACTCTGCCCCGTTTTTGTGTAGGACTTGCGTGTTTTGTATCTCAAAATCAGCCAACCCTAGCCGCTCTATCTCGCTAGATAGTAATGACAAAACAGAGTCATCAATCGAGTTTTGAAACTCACGGAAGCAGCCTACCTTGATACCCTCGACCTGTGCACGCATTAACAGCACATCGCCGACAGTCATTGATTTGCCGCTACCACGGCCACCGATCATCACTGTAAACCGCTTTGGCCGCTGCACTATCGGCAACAACTTTTTTGGTATCTGCATCTCAGGCATCAGACTGACAGCACCGTAAATTCAACTGTGTCGCCGATAAAGTTTTTGGGTGTTGCATCGTCATACTCACCACGGACGAACCACCGACCTGCCTGATCCAAGTCACCACTAGCAAAGTCATATTCAAAATACTCATTAGCCTCGAACACCTCACCGTCTGGCGAGGTAACATCAACACCTGGCGCGGACACTCCGTCTGCTTTGACTTTGGTCAGCGTTGTGCCGTCCGGTTTAGTGAAAACCAACGTCAATTCTGTGTTAGCCGTTAGATCAAAATCAGAGTCAACTCTAATCGTTTTGCCGTACTCACCTACTTTCAAGCTCATTAGCAGAGGTCTCCAATTAAATACAAATCATCGCCGTCGATAGTAGAAACAACATAGGACGGGTCGCCATTGATTGTCGATACAACATAAGTCGGGCTTGCGTCGATCAGACTGCTATACCATTCAACATCTGTGATGGTTGACGTTAGCCATGTGTAGCAGTTGGGTGTTTCCAGTATGCCCAAAACAAGATTAACAGCGTCCGACCCAAGCGTATAAACACCCGCCTCTGCCGTTAGTATTTCAGCATAGGTCAGGTTAATCGCATCACTGCCAAGCGTGAAAACACCAGGCTCTGCTGATATCGTGCTTACCGGCGTGTAGGTCAGGTTTACTGCATCCGATCCCAACGAATATACGCAAGGATCAGTGACCAACACCTCACTCAACAACAGGTTAACCGGATCAGAACCAAGTGAGAACACGCCCGCATCAGCGGTTAACGTGTACGCGCCAGCAGGGGTTAGCGTTAGGTTTACATCGTCCGAACCTAACGTAAAAACACCCGGCTCAGCGGTCAGTATCTCAGCATAAGTCAGGTTAACCGGGTCAGAGCCTAGTGAGTAAACGCCGGGCTCTGCGGTTAGTGTGTATGCGCCACTGGCCGCACTGGGAAAATAATAAACGTCATTTGCTGGTTTTAGGATCTGATACGGATTGTTTGACAGCTCTAACAACCGTTGCGCCGACACCACACCCGGCATCGCGGCTACCATGTGGCATTTAAAAATGCCCTCGCTGATGAACGCCCCCGTCCTCCACGCACCACCTATGACAAATTTTGATCCTGTAGTTGGGGCGTTTAGATTACCCATCGTTATTGTCTGTACCACACCGTTAACCGCAACGATGACGTTAGTACCCGAAAACGTAACCGCGATTACAACCCGCTCGCTTGTCGGGCATGTGATTGTTGTTGCACCATCGGCAATACCAAACTTGGTAAACCCAACCCGGTTAGTCGTCGCGTACTGATCATATCTGAGCGTCCAACCTTGTGTGCTAGACGTTGCACCATAGCCACAAAGCGATTGAGATGAGTAACCCAAGTTGAAATCACTGCACACAGTAACGAGTGTGAACGTCTCATCTGCCATAAAATCATATGAGCCACCACAATCAAGATAGTCACCTGTACCACCAAAATTAAAATAGTCATTGATGTATAGCGCGTCACCATGCTTTGTAAATGTACCGCCAGACATTTCGCGATCAGGATAAAACCAGACTTTTGATCCAGATGGCGCTACTGAGTAATCAATCTCAACCGGCCCTGTCGGCTTGATTTTAGGCTGTGGGAAACTAAACCTTTTAGGGAGCTTTAGCATCAAAAGCCCCTGTTAGGCGTGCGGCCCAATTGTTTTTGGAGTTACTTTGAGAGTCCATGCCGCTGACATGGTTTGCCCGCCGTTGTTTTGAATGTAAAACTCATAAACTTGGCTGGTGTATGTGTTCGGCAAGCGCACATCAATAGCGATATATTGCGTAGATGTAGTGTCGTCAAGTGGGAAGCTGCCAAGGTAGACATGGCCGAAGTTGGCATCAGGCGTGATCTGATCGTTAGTGCTGTCAATGTTCATTAACCGCGCATAAAGATTTACTGAAGTGTTAGCGGTTGGTGCGGTGCCGTATGCACATTTCAGAACCATTGACGCCATGGGCGCGTCATCGTCATTAGTCCAGCCGCCTGACACAACATCACCGGACACGCTAAACGCCGCGCTAGCAACAGAAGATGTACCACCGCCAGCGGTTACCGTGTCTTGTGTGCCGTAAAACTCAATAGCCGATCCGGTGCTAATCGCCATTACGCCACCCCTACAAGATTAGGTACAACAGCATTGACTTGGTTTTGTATTGCCGTATCACTCGCTGACCGCATTTGCGCAACTGAGGCGCTGCTATTAGCAGCCAGCACGGCCATTGTTACGATAGATCCAACGGCCACCGGCGACTGAAACACCAACTTTGCAAACGCTTTTTCGTCAACTGTGGGTGTGCCACTCAATAAAGCGTTAGCTGCTATGACAGTTGCAGATGTCACCCGGTTACGAAAATCATCATCTGCAAACATTTGTCTAATTTCTAGCAATGTAGCCATGTTATCAACTCAACGTAATAAAATTGCCGGTGAAATCAATGGTGTATGTCTCGCCAGTGGTCATCGAGACAACAGATCCGTTGTCATAATATCCTATCAGATCTTTATTTGTTGCCGTATTATCCACTACATACACATAACGAAAATCTGCAACAGTTCCAGTCGCTGACAGCACCAAATCATTTAACACCAGCGCATAGGTTCCAGATGTTTGCGCACTGGAACTAGTTGTTAATATTCTGCTAGATAGGTTTGTGTAAGATATTACTGTAACTGTTGCCAGCACTGCCGCTGCCGTGGATGCTTGCACACCGTCCGTTGTCGGATCTGTATTAGATAGCTCAATAATTAGCTGATTTGACCCAAGATTATGCACACCCTCCGGCAAATGCTCAGCAAAGCCGTTTATTTTAGTAAGAGCTGTCATAATTTGCCCTCAATTTCTGCCAACAGTTTTGCGGCTGTATCTTTGTTAGTCAGCTTGCCAGCTTGTGCCGCGTCAACCATCAGCTTGTCAAGCGGTTTTACCAGCTCTTGCACAGCTTTAATCTCAGATCGGATGGCCGCCTCTTCGTCGCGGATTGACGCTAAAAGCGCATCTAGTTTAGACCACAATGCAACGCGCTGTTGCTCCAGCGGCTCTTTTTTTGCATTGATCTTCTGTATGATCTCAAAAGACTTGGATTTCATTCTACCACCTTTACAGTCCAAACCATATCAACAGGGCCACCATCGGCGCCCGTTATTTCTGTTTCTGTTTTGTCTTTCCATCCAAAATTCTTGAGAGCAAAAATAGACCCAGCAACGTTGCTCTGATGTAGTCCACCCTCATATTGCATCTCGATAAAAAGCTTGGCACGCTTTACGGAGTTAAAAAACTCTGGCCTCTTCTCATACTCATCAAGTGCCGCGCGAGAGTTCAAGCCGAGATGTAAAATCATTCCAGTTAACAGTAATGGCTTATCTTTTGCTTCACATTCAGCTACATAAGCATCAACAAGCGCATCCATTTTTTCTGGAGATTTTATAATTCTTGGCCTTCCACCAGGATGCGCCATGATCTTATCCCAAATCGTTATTAAACACGCCATGAGTATATAACACATACAGGCATAAAAAAAGCCACTACTTTTTAATGATTTGATCTCAAAATTATAAAAAAAGGCCCACATCCGTGCGAGCCTAAAAGTTTGTTAAGCAGCAAAGCAAGCCTTATATCTCGATTGAGTAGTTTTCCCAATCTCCAATTTCTGAGATTTGGGCTTCAGGGTTGCCGTTGTCAAAATCAATGCCAGCATCTCCGATCGTTGTTTCCGGGTCTAAAAAAACAAGATCTGGCGTAACCCCTAATATTTCACATGCCCTTATTCTATGAGTGCCCTCTACGGCCTGCAATAGGCCATCAAATCCCAAATCAAAGCATTTGATTGTTGGTGTTCCGAGGACTCTCATATCCTCTACAACTGCCGCAAGGTGCTTAGCATCAAAATGATTGTGCGCGGTCACTAATTTCATTTTTTTTATCTCCGTGTTTGCTGTTTCAGTAAGTTCATTATCTCTGATCACCAACACTAAGTGAAATACCGTTTTGTTATAACGATATAACCAAACGCTTTAAAACATCATTAGCCGCACGCACATCCCACGCCAAACCATCAAACTGCGACCAGTCGAACGGCTTGATCTTGCGCGGCTCTATAAGCCCATCAGCCCTGCGTTTGTTATAATCCCGCTGCCGCTTTAGCTCGCGGTCTAACTTGCGGCGGCAGACTATGCACGTCTTATCTCGGTACAGCTTACCGGACGTGCTAGTCTCACGTAGTCTAAAATCATCTGGCGTAAGAGAGCCGTTTTTTGGATTAAAACACCTGTCATCACGCGCGCATGACATCCCGTCCTGCGGTCTTACAAACACGCCGGCGTATCTAGCCATAGCTCTACCCTCCCGGATTCAATGTCTTTTATGAGTTGTTCCTATGCCTGGTTAATAAATGCCTCTTTCACCACGTCTCATTGAGTGATCCGTATAGTTTCCTTCGCACCCACATTTACAGCCAACCAACTCACGAGGATAATACCCGGTTTTTGACTTTTCACCTTCCGCGCAATGCTGAATTTTTCCACCGTTCCTCAGGAACTCTTCAACCTGGCTTGCAACTTGATCTTTCATTTTTCTTATCTCCGATTTCGTTATTCGATGGTTTCAGTATAGGTATCCAGTTCGGTGTTGTGAAATATCGTTTTGTTATAAAAAAACATAATCAAATAACAAATTTTAGCTGCTTAGTGCTAAATAGTGTCAGGATAGTGAGACAAAACTGCTCTACAACCCGCGCCAGCTGTGAGGTTAGTCTAAATAGTCAGATTAGCTAAAGATAATATCATAAAAAAATCAGCTAACATGCTAAAAATTAGCTAAGTCATTGAAATATATAACGATAGTGCTGGATAGTGACAGGATAGTGTCGATAAGTTATTGATTTATATAACGATAGTCTGAATAGTAGGATAGTATAAGATACTATCTAAAAAGAGGTGTGGTTTTTAATTATCTATATTATAGATGTGGTTATACCTACCAATATCTCTATATTATATATATATATATATAGATCTATAGTAAGTTAGTTTCTAACTTGTCTTTAGCTAATCTGACTATCCTGACTATCGTTAGCATTGGCGCGGGTTACAGAGCGATTTTCTTCACTATTCTGTCACTATTCAGCACTAACTAGCCAGTTTCCAAAAAGAACAAAACCAGCGCGAGGGCTGGTTTCAGTGGTTACTATAGCATTTGTGGCGTATGTGTCAACAAGCAAAATACCTATCTACCGGTTTTTTATTTGCTGGGTGCTGATCCTGCACTATGTGCAACAAATTGTTATCAACCAGGGATTTTACGCCACGCTCGACGGCAGCGCGTTTGTGCGGCCTGCATCGATTAACGATGACGCCCATTGTTTCGCCGTGGTCTTTTGTGACGCATGACATAATACGCGCTAAAACAGCATCTGAAGCGTTTTTGTCGTGCTCCTGCACGTTAGCATGGGCGAGCATTAGTTTATGCTCAACATCGAGCATGGCGAGCTTATACGCATATCTAACATGCTCAGACTCTCTAACCCCTGTTGGCGCGGCTAATATTGTGCTTATCTTTGCGCATAACTCATAACCTCGGCGTGGGATCGCCTCCAACCCTGACCGGCCTTTGTGCAGCTCAGCCAGATCCCAAAATTTTTGATAAACCTGGTCAAGCATGCCTGCCGCCTCGCTTGTCGTTAGTATTTTTATGCGATCGCCAAAATACTCTATCCTGTCCTCACCAAGGACAGAGCATTCTCCTGGCGCCACCAGGCCAATTATTTTTAATCTGAGATTTTCCGGCATATCGGGTTTTTTAAAATGCTTTTTGCGTTGAGGGTTAGTCTCCAGCTCACTAAAAATCAACGCACGCGACATAAAACCGTTTGTTGCTTGCTCAAAATCCATCAATCCGTTAAATGTCACTGGTGTGGTAAAACCGATCATTGACAAAAAAGGGCGCTCTAAGCCATGCTCTATGTTGTCTAGTGCGTGCTCCAGCTGTTTTACTCTGCGAGTGTGGCGGCCACCTGGATCATCGTTTTCTGAGATTTTTTTATTACACTGCGACATTTCGCCAAGCAATATTTTTTTAACCTCATCCCTAACATCGCCGCTAACAGGCATAAAACCTGTGGCTTTTGAGTAGGCCATCATGATGATGCCCAGCAAATCTTCTAAATAAGACGCCCCGCCCTTGGTTTGCGCGTTGATTATCTTTTTTACAGTGATACCCAGCTCGTCAATCATATAGCTGCACATCTGATGCCTAAGCAAATTCCTGACGACTTCCTGACCCGACTTCATTGCGCCATGCATTGCTGGCGTTAGCTCACCGGCGCGCATTATCTGCATGTATGCTTGCTGCACAGCCTCTTTGCCGGTAGATGACCCGGACACGCAAAACGCCAGCAGATTGGTTGATATATTATCATGCGTATCCTCGTATCGCAGACCACACAGGTTGCCGACCGCAACCAGGGCAGCGGCGACAGCTAGCGACTCTCGTGGATAGAGGCATTGACTATTGATCCACGCGCATACCTCGCCGACAAAACCCGGAGGCCGCTTTATGTCCACGTTATTTGTGTCAATGTCTCCTGTATCGTCTACGGAGTCAAAAACTGCATCGCTGATAAACGTCACTGACTCCCAAGGTGCCACCCATCCGCCATAAACGGCATGGTGTATCAGCGTACCTAGCGTGGCAGGCGTGGCCGATTTACCAAAACTGTGCCAGCGCCTGGGCATCTCGGACGGGTTATATTTGTCGCTACGCTGGCTCCACTCATCCCATAAATCGTAGCCGGTACCACCTGTCCCATGGTGTATTGCCATGCCGATCAGTAACCAAAACTCATAATCAACATCTTTGTTTTGGATAAATTTTAACAAATCACGTATGTCTTCAATCGTCATATCGACTGTATGGCCGTTGTGCGTAGTCCTGTGTGTTGCCGGTTTTGCGAGTAGATCAAGCAACGCTTTTGGCGCTGGTGTTATATCGGCTGGCGATCCATACAAAACTTCGTAAGTATTTCCGCTCGCGTGCAACGATCCCGGACCGACAACAAAACCACTACTCTTAAAATCAATCCCGTCATAGTCGTGGTGATGCTGTACTAAAGCCACGTCCGGAGGGACGCTAAAATACAGGTGTTTACTGGCACCACCAGACCCGGTTTTAACAATAAGTCCGGCCCCGGCAATCTCCGGCACAGCCTCGAGCAACACTACGTATGAGTCTGCGCCGCCATTGCGCTCATCAACGTCAATCACTAGCAGTCCGGCACACAAAACGCCGTACCCGGTGCTAAACTGGCCCATCAGCTCCATTGTTTCCAGCTGGTCGTCAGACCACAATGGCGAGTGTTGCCAGTTTGCCGCAATCGGGTGTTTTCCGGGCACTGGACAATCCACACGCCCGCATGTGCACTGTCCGTTTTTGACTGGGTTTAACCCAAAAACACGATATCCAGAATAAATAAAGTCGTTATATATCATAAATTCCCCGCACTTACTTTGAGTTTGCCGCCTGTCTTTACCTGGATCTCATATTGCTTGCTTTTTGGTGGGTACTCACCCCACTTATAGATGGCGTGTGGCCATATATCTAACGCCGTGGCCAGTTCTTTAATGCCGCCAAAAAAATCTATCGCTTGCTGTGTCTTCATACTTTTTAATCCTTTTGTTAATAAATTTGTTGACAATACTATAACGCGTTATTAGTATTTGCAACGCAGAGTAGGAAATTAACCCAATGAGGAGATAAATAAATGAGCATATTGAGCTCTATTTCAAAGCCCGTTGACCGTCCGGTCATTGGCACAATTATAGGCGATGCAGGTCTAGGTAAAACCAGTCTGGCATGCACCTTTCCAAAACCCATCATTATCAGAGCAGAGGACGGTTTACAGGCGATCCCATCCGACAAGCGACCTGATGCTTTCCCCGTCATACACAAAGAGTCCCAACTCTGGGATCAGTTGATCGCACTACTGCAGGAGCAGCACGACTATAAAACCGTTGTGATAGACTCAGTAACAGCGTTAGAGAGGCTGTTCATTCAACACGTAGTTGATAGTGATCCCAAAAACCCGCGCACGATTAACCAAGCATTAGGCGGTTATGGCGCAGGATTGGCAGCGGTTGGCGCTATGCACCAGCGCGTAAGAAAAGCGGCTGGCATGCTTAATGAGCGTAAAAACATGAACGTCGTCTTTGTCGCACACGCTGACACTGAAACAATCGAACTGCCAGATCAAGATCCGTACACACGCTACAATCTGCGGCTTGGTAAACGTAGTTCCGCGCCGTATGTCGATGATTCTGACTTTGTGGGGTTCCTGAAACTGGAAACTTTTACAACAGGCGATGGCGAGCGCAAAAAAGCCATAAGCGATGGCACGAGGGTTTTAGTCACCTATGCAACCGCTGCCAGCGTGAGCAAAAACCGCTACGGGATCACAGAAGACTTAATCGTTAAACAGGGCGAAAACCCACTTGTAAATTATATCGGAGCATTGAAATGAGTTTTTGGAATTTATCGGACAACACTGCAATTGAAAAAACCGGCGAATTTGAGTCAGGCGGCGGCGGGTTTGAGCCGTTGCCAAATAACACAGATTGCCTGGCGGCGGTAGATGAGGCGAAGTGGGATAGCCACGAAGGTGAAGAGTATATAAGCCTTCGTTGGGTTGTCTTGAAGCCTGACGGCTACAAGGGCCGTAAGATTTTCCAGAAGATCAAAGTCAACGAGTCCGACAGCAAAAAGGCAGACAAGGCAAAGCGAATGCTTGCCGCTATTGACACCAATGCTGGCGGTAAGCTGATGGCTAGTGGTGAAGCGCCTACAGATTTGAGTTTGATGCAGTCGCTGTCTAACAAGCCGATGGTTATCAAGCTGATGATCTGGGAAATTGACGGTAAGCGCGGGAATTGGGTTTCAAAAGTCAGTCCAAAAAAGGCAGCACCTGCACCAGCACCAGTGCCAGCACCAGTGCCGGTTAAAGAAGAAGTTATTGAATATGATGATGATGATGATATTCCATTTTAGTCATTAACCAATCATGGCCGCAATGCGCGGCCAACAATCAGGAGAACAATATTGGAACAAAGATCAGAGGAATGGTTTGAGGCGCGTAAGTGCCGTGTTACTGGATCTGTAGTGGGCGCTATTTTAGGCCTCAATAGCTGGATGACCGCAGACGATGTGATGCGTCAAATGGTTAGGCAGTATCATGGTGCGGATCGTGAATTTAAGGGCAATGTTGCCACTGAATACGGCTCGTTTCACGAAAACGGCGCATGCCGTGATTATGAAATGGAGACCGGAAACAGGATTGAAGAGTGCGGGTTTTTTGTGCATGAGGACTGGCTTGGAGCGTCACCGGACGGGCTGCTGGACAACGGTGGACTGATCGAAATTAAGTGCCCGTACTCGTTGCGTGACAACAAGCACCCTATCTTTAAAACACCAGAACAACAGCCGCACTATTACGCACAGATGCAAATTGAGATGTTTTGTGCTGGTCGCCAGTGGTGCCATTTTTACCAGTGGACACCGTTTGCAACCAGTTTGGAAACTGTGTTTAGAGATGATGAGTGGCTGATTCATAACGTGCCGATACTGCGCAAATTTTATGATGATTATCTTGTTGAGCGTCAGCCAGTTAACGCTAAAAAACATCTTGAAGAGAAGGTGAAGCAGGTGAACACGTTACGCGCAAAAAAGCTGGTAGAGGATTATCAGAAATTAACGGAGCTGATAAAAGATGCGGAGCAGCGGAAAAAGGACGTGCTTTCAGAAATGGTAGCTATCTGCGGCGAGCGAGACAGCGAGATTCACGGTCATAAGCTGACGAAAGTTAGCAGACAAGGCGCGGTTGCTTATGCGCAAGTGGTTAAAGAGCACTGCAAAGGTGTTGATTTAGAGCAGTACCGTGGGAAGCCATCTGAGTATTGGAGGTTTAGCTAATGCTCCGCCCATACCAACAAGCCGCACACGATGCGGCTATTTCAACCATAAAAAAATGCCTCGACCCTGTGTTGATCGAGGCGGCAACCGGCAGCGGGAAAAGCCACATCATTGCAGAGATAGCAAAAACGCTGCACAAAGTAAGCAACGGTAAAAAAATATTATGTTTAGCACCGAGCGCCGAACTTGTTGTCCAAAACCGAGAAAAATACCTGGCAACCGGAAATCCTGCTAGTGTTTTTTCAGCGTCAGCAGGTGGCGCTTGTTTGCGTCATCCAGTGGTTTTTGGCACACCAGGCACCGTTAAAAATAAAATAGAAAGATTCGGCCCAGAGTTTTGCGCTATTGTGTTAGATGAGGCGCACAGGATAACGCCAACGGTTATTACAATCATAGAATCAATACAGTCTGTTAATCCAAACCTGCGGATTATTGGATTGTCTGCAACGCCTTACCGCCTTGGAAGCGGGTATATCTATGATTTCGATGAAAAAATGCGAAAGATGGACGAAACAATAGATCCATATTTTAAGCAGCGTGTTTATACTGTTGGTGCGCATGAGCTTATATGTCAGGGGTTTCTAACGCGTCCAGTCATCGGCGGGATAAACGCTGAAAACTACGACACAAAAAACATGCAGTTAAACAGCATGGGCAAGTTTAACCAAGCTGATATAGATCAAGCTTTTCACGGGCAGGGGCGCAAAACCGCGAAGATCATCGCGGATATTGTTGACCAGTCGCGTGATAGGTGTGGCGTTATGATATTTGCAGCGACAATACAGCATGCTAATGAGTGCCTTGAAAGTTTGCCGCCTTCGCTGTCGGCCATTGTGACTGGTGGCACCAGCAAAAAAGAAAGGGCGGCGATACTGAAAAGATTTAAGTCACGGCAGATTAAATATCTAGTTAACGTGTCTGTGTTAACGACTGGGTTCGACGCCCCTCATGTTGATGTTGTTGCGATACTGCGAGCCACTGAGTCTGTGGCATTACTGCAACAAATAATAGGGCGCGGGTTGCGCATAGATAGCGGTAAAACTGACTGCTTGATACTGGACTATGCGGAAAACGTTGATAGGCACTGTCCAGACGGGGATCTGTTTGACCCTGACATTACAGCAAAAAAGAAAGGTGACGGCGGCGCACTGCCGGCTAAATGCCCAATGTGCAACTATGAAAACCTGTTTGCTGCGAGGCATAACGATGACGGGTTTGCGGTTGATGAGTTTGGCTATTTTGTTGATTTATCAGGGCATAGAATAGAGACCGAGTTTGGTGAAATGCCAGCACACCACGGGAGGCGCTGTAATGGTGAATTACTGATAGCTGGCAGGTTTACCAGGTGCGCTTACAAATGGACGTTTAAAAAATGCCCAGAATGCGATGCTGAAAACGATATTTCGGCACGGTATTGCAGTGCGTGCAAGTGCGAAATTGTTGACCCAAACGAAAAACTGCGGATTGAATTTAAAAAACTGAAAAAAGATCCTACAAGATTGCAGACTGACAGCGTTGTAGAGTGGTCGTACTGCGAAACAATTAGTAGAGCCGGTAACGAGGTGTTAAAAGCGACATACAGAACAGAGCACAGAACATTTGAGGTGTGGTATAACGCAAAAATGAAACGTGATCTTGATCTTTTTTTAGATGCAAAAGAGCGGGGCATAAAAACTATCACATACAAAAAAGATACTGATTCACGGTTTTATAAAATTTACGCATACAACCAATAGGCCGACAGATGTGAAGTTTAATCCAGATATACCAGTTTATGGGGATACATCATATAGAGGGCCGTGCGCCTCTGAAACTAACGAGCAAACCACGTTTTTTAATGAGTTGCGGCGCAAGTATCCAGACATTGCGCTAATCGCTCTGCACCCTCGTAATGAGGGTAAACGCACGTATCAACAAGCGATGAGGCATAAAGCTGAAGGCATGGCCGCCGGTGCCAGTGACATTATTATTTGTGGTTCGCCAACGTTTGTTTGTGAGCTAAAGCGGCAGGATCACACCAAAAGCAAATGGCAGGACAGCCAGGAAGATTTCTTAACGACGGCTAAAAGCTACGGCGCTTTTGTGTGTGTAGCACTTGGTTATAAAGCAGCGTTAGAGGCGTTAGAAAGATGGCTAGAGTTACAGATCAGGTGATAGAGGTTTTGCATAACAAGCGTAACTATGATGATTTAAACGACTCAGGCCGATCTGTCATATCGTTGCACATATACATTGCAGCGGCGCATGTTATGACGTTTAAAACCAGAGAAGAACGGCGGCAAGAGCTTAGCAGGATGCCGGAGACTATCAGGCCAATGGTGGAGCTGGAAGTTCTCAAACTATGGAATAAGAGCCGCAAACGCTTATAACAAAACGGTATTTCACAGCCCAGCTAATAGGGGCTATATTTACAACACACACAACGGAGACAGAGAAATGAAAATACAAGAAACGGATTGGATTGAGTGGGACGCATCGGGAAAAAAATGCGGAGACCTTCCACAAGGCATTACTGATGGCACGATGGTTAAGGTCGCATTTGATAGCGGTTCTACTGGCGATATATTGCAGGCCGGTGAGTTGTATTGGGGTGATTCTCTGGCTGGGCCTATCAAAAAATACAGGATTTGCACCTTAGTCCCAGACACACCAGCGAACACAAACAAATACAGCCGCATGATTGCGCCAGGCGTATATGTTGATGTGTACGATGTACTAAAAGCTTTTGGCGTTAAGTGTCCAGCATTACAACACTTGATTAAAAAAGCTTTGGCAGCTGGAAATAGAGGCCATAAAGATTTGTTGACCGACTTGGACGACATTATAGACAGCGCACACAGGGCGAAGGAGCTTGCAAAGTGAATTATGAATCTTTCATAAAAACAAAAGAGTTTATACCGGTTGTTTCTGGGTTTCAGGTTGATGTTTCTACACTGAATAGCAATCTGTTTGATTTTCAGATTGCCATAGTTGAATGGGCATTAAAGCGAGGGCGAGCCGCATTATTTGCAAACACAGGGCTAGGAAAAACAATAATGCAAATGTCATGGGCTGATGCTGTTGTAAACAAAACTGATGATCCAGTGCTGGTTGCCGCGCCGTTAGCGGTTGCGAAACAGTCAGTAAAAGAGGCTGCAAAGTTTGGCATAGAAGTTGAATATGTTAGAGATCATCCAAGCGTTTTAAAAAGCAAAATTTATATCACAAACTATGAAATGCTTGATAATTTCAACATGGATGACTTTTCTGGGATTGTATTAGATGAGTCTAGCATCATTAAAAACAGGGATGGAAAGACTAGAAAAGCAATCATCGATAGTTGTTTGAATGTGCCTTACAAGCTTTCATGCACTGCAACGCCAAGCCCTAACGATTACATGGAGCTAGGCAACCAGTGCGAGTTTTTAGGCATTATGTCTATGACTGAAATGTTAGCCATGTTTTTTACGCACGATGGCGGTGAAACCAGTAAGTGGCGATTAAAAGGGCATGGTGCGCGTAAATTTTGGGAATGGATGTCAACATGGGCGATCACGATAACAAATCCTAGCGATATAGGTTTTGATGGTTCGCGATATGTGCTAGACCCATATTTGATGCACGAGCATCAAGTGAAATCGCCAGTTTCTGACAATCAGTTATTTGCTGATATTGCTCAAACACTAACGGAAAGACGCGCAGCAAAAAAAGCAACCGTAGATGCAAGGGTTGATGAAGTTGCTAAGTTGTGCAATGAGTCAGACGAACAATGGATAGTGTGGTGCCACACGAACGATGAATCGGCCATGCTATCTAAATCAATTATTGGAGCGGTTGAGGTTAAAGGTTCTGATTCTATTGAGCATAAAGAGTCTGCGATGCTTGGATTTTCTGACAATAATTTTAAGGTTTTAGTAAGCAAGCCTTCTATATGCGGATTTGGCATGAACTGGCAGCACTGCCGTAATATGGCTTTTGTTGGGCTTGATGACAGCTACGAACAGATGTACCAGGCTATCAGAAGATGCTGGAGATTCGGTCAGGACAAGGTTGTTAATGTTCACATCATAACCGCCGAATCATTGGGAGCAATAAAACAGAACATCGAACGAAAGGAAAAACAAATGGAACAAATGCAGATAGCTATGGTTGATCATATGCGAGAGTCGATGCAGAAAGAAATAAAAAGCGCAGGGATTGAGAAAACAGATTACAACCGGAGAGTTGAATTAGGTGCTGATTTTGAAATACATAACGCTGACTGCGTGCATTTAGCTAGTGAAATAGAATCTAATACCGTTGGGTATACTATTTTCAGCCCGCCATTTGCATCATTGTACACGTACAGCAATAGCGATTATGACATGGGTAATGTCAAAGATGATGAAGAGTTTTATAAGCAGTTTAGGTTTCTTGTCAAAGAAATGCTAAGAATAACCAAGCCTGGGCGATTGCTTTCTTTTCATTGCATGAACCTTCCGACAAGCAAACAAAATAACGGGTTTATAGGTATTCGTGATTTCAGGGGTGAGCTAATCAGAATGTTTGTGGATGAGGGGTGGATATATCATTCAGAGGTGTGCATCTGGAAAGACCCGGTAACAGCAATGCAACGAACAAAGGCTCTTGGCTTGCTGCACAAAACGATTAGGAAAGACAGTTCAATGAGTCGCCAGGGGATTCCTGACTTTTTAGTGACAATGCGCAAGCCTGGCGACAATGACGACCCTATCAGTCATACGCATGATGAGTTTCCTGTTAGCCTGTGGCAAAAATACGCCAGCCCTGTCTGGATGGACATTAACCCATCCAGGACTCTAAATTACAGAGATGGTCGAGATGATGACGATGAGCGCCACATTTGCCCATTGCAACTTGATGTGATCGAACGAGGGTTAGAATTGTGGAGCAAGCCTGGTGATCTTGTTTTTAGCCCATTTACAGGGATAGGGTCAGAGGGTTATTGCGCGGTAAAGGCAGGCAGAAGGTTTATCGGATCAGAACTAAAACCAAGTTATTTTGATTTGGCAATAAAAAACATTCAATCAGCATACAACACAACAATGGATCTATTCGCATGAAAATTACAGTAGCAAAAAACAGCATAATGCCAATTTTGAAAAAAGCGGCAAAAGTCTCTAACGCAAAATCAACTGTTATGATTTTGGGCCATGTTGCAATCAAATCGTCTGGCGGAATTTTGAATATTACCGCAAACGACAGCAGGAAAACCTATTCAGAATCTTGTGAATGTTCTGGCGATGACTTTGCTATGACTCTTGACTTGCAAAAACTGGTCAGGGCTGTAAACGCATTTAAATCTGGCGATATTGACATTTATGATGACGGACATGTAAACCAGGGGCGCTCAAAAATACAGATTGACCATCTCCCTTACGATCATTTTCCAATGCCAAATTACGAAAAAGCAGAAAAAACATCGTTAAAAAGTTCTGATTTAAATGCTGCTATCGCTGTTGTGTCGCATGCTATGGCGGTTAAGGATGTTAGGCCGATGCTTAATGGTATACACCTTACCAGTGGTTATGTTGTTGCAACAGACGGGCATAGACTTGCGTATTTGAAATCAGACTATGACGGTATTGACTTGATCATCCCATCAGATGCAGCTAATAGCATAAACATAGATGGTGATGTTTATGTTTCTGAAAATCAGCTAATTGTTAGAAATTATAATTCTGTGTTTTCGACTGGGCTGCTAACGTCCAGATACGTTGATTGGAGGAGGGTGCTGCCATCTGGTAACGAAGATTCAATGTTTGTTTTGAGAAAGTCATTATTAGATGCGCTTGATATGTGCTCAATAAGTGAATCAAAAGTTTTGTTCACGATAAAAAATGGAGATCTTAAATTATCAAACAACGGATCAGAGGTTTTTGTCGAGATTGATTCAAAAATTGATATGCAAATTGGATTTAATATTCAATATTTTCAGGATGCATTGAGAATGATTGAAAAAGAAACAATAGAAATAAAGTTTTTTGGAGAATCAAAACAGATTTTGATTGAAGATTCTTTTGTAATAATGCCAATGAGGGTTTAACAATGCACAAAATAACGATGATACCGAAGCAAAGCGTGTTAAATGCCAGAATGATCAAATTCAAAAAACTACACGAACTGGCAAAGATTCCTGCTAGGGCAACCGCCGGCAGTGCAGGCTTTGACTTGTACGCCATATCGCACTGCATTATCTGGCCTTTTGCACAGGTTAAAATAGCCACCGGGATCGCTACTGCTATCCCGGAAGGATATGCAGGATTTGTCTGGCCGCGATCTGGAATGGCTGTTAAACACGGTATAAATGTGCATGCTGGGCTGATTGATAGCGACTACAGAGGTGAAGTGCACGTTTGCCTGATCAACCACGGTGATAAGATGGTTGAGATTTACCCGGGTGATAGGATTGCTCAGCTAGTCGTTAGTGCTGTGATGACAGAGGCAGTAGAAGTTGATGAGCTGGATGACACTGAAAGGGGCATCGGCGGTTTTGGGAGTACTGGCGCATGAAGACAATAACGTTAGATGAATGGAGAAACATAAATGGACTAAAGTGGATAACGATAGCCAGACTACTATCAGAGCAGTGCCGTGGTCCGATCTACGAAGGCAGGCTGAACAAGCTACGCAGAGGGTCGCCGCCGACGATGGACGAATTGGCTGCACTTATGAAGTTAACGTCTAATCAGTGTGATTCATATAGCTAAACGGTATTTCACACCAGAGTCACGGACGACTATAGTTAACTAAACCAACAGGAGAAAAGAAAAATGACACACAGAAACTACATACAAATCAGAGCAATCAAACGTTACGCACATTCACTGCACACAGACTGCGAAACAGCAGCACGGATGTGGTGTGAACATGGATTGGCAGCACAATGGGCGGAGCAGAATTAATATGAAAACCAACATTATGCTAAGCATCATCGGTTTATCAGCGTTAGCAGGCCTAGCAATGCTGGACGACGATAGCCGCAACATACCAAGCATCCAGCAAAACGCTATTGGAGTAATCGTGAACGCAGGTGTTGAGTTTGCAGACATTGACTACCACGCGGCTTACGATACCAGGAATGGCGGCCAGATATGTTATAGAGTAAAGCAGTATGTAGGTACCTATAATCGTATATTGTGCGTTGAGTTGGTCGGAAATGAATACGTTTTGAGTGTAGATCTATGAAATTTAAAACGACTATTGAACTTGAAGTAGAAATAACAGCTTATACGCCTTATGAGCCAGGCAACTTAAACAACCCTCCGGTTGATGAGGATATAGAGTGGCAGTTAACGCAAGATACTCTAAATGAAATTACTGAAGAGGCGTATAAGGCGTTAGAAGAAGCAAGTAAGCAGGCAGATTATGAACGTTGCTTTGCACGGAATAGGTTGAGTATATGAGCTATACACTAGACGAAAATGGTAGAGCACTAACAGAAACACGGGATGGCGTGACCATGCCCGTTGATTGCAGCTTTGAAAAAGTGAACGACTGGATACACGGCATTGATGTGCAATTTGAAGAAGTGCAGGCGCTGTGCTTGGGCATGGCCAGCGAAAATGACAGGCTCCGAAAGGCGTTGCAGGACATAGCAGAGTGGACAGATCGCTGGACAAGTGGCGATCACCCTGTCGGCAATGTGGCCCGTAAGGCGCTTGATAACACATAACCGCGAGCACACGCGGTATCGCGTGCTGCGGGTTGTTAATTGTTTTTGGAGGCTGGCATGGAATCACCATACGACAAGCGAAACACAATACAGAAAGCCGCCCAACTGGCTATGGGCACCCGGCTAACCGTGCTTTATACAATCTGTGAGAAACAGAAAACAATTAGCACGGCAAAGCTAGAAGCGTACTTGGATGCGCTTCATGAAGCCATGAAACTGGATGCCATCCACTTCCGAGCACTGGCGGACAAGATGGACAGTTAACACTTTATTAGGCGGAATCAATTGATTCAGAAAATAGACGGAATCCGTCTAGTTAAAATAAGTCGGAGAAAAAAGTTATGAAATTTATTTATAAAAACTGGTTCGTACATAATGTTATAGCGCACCCGCTAATGCAGATATTAAAGCCTGTATCAGGAAAACTCTCGACGATGGTGCATGATTCGACCCTGCCTATTGAATCAAAATAATGTCGGGAAAGAGAGTAGGTATGAGCTGGATGCCACTGCCGTCAATTGAGGATGCGAATGATGCAATGTCTGCCAACACTGGATAGATACTATCATCACGTGCGCATGGCTCGAATCTATCTACATGAGGCGAGCCGGACGATACACCGCGACTGGGCAATAACACTGCTGGCGTGGGCAGGCGAGCGCCGCCGACGATCCATGCAATTGAGTCCAGCGCCGCAGATCGGGCAGATTGATTTATTTTGAGGTGAGAAATGAAATACCAGACAGTGATAACACAAATGACAGTAACGCCAGAAGGGTCGAATACACTGGCTTCAGAGGCTACCGAAATTCTGATAGAGGATCAGGGCGCAGGGCCGTATGTTGCACTGAGACAACAATCGCGGTCAATCGGAGAAGGTATAACGATAGACGGCGACTCATGGCCGACTATCAGAAAAGCCATAGACGATATGCTCGCGGTTTGCGAGCAGCTGGATGCTGAGTGCGAAAAATGAAACACAATGACAGTCATTTAAAACGGATGCAGCGGTCGCTCAGCGGCCTGCGCGTCTGGCTCTGGCAGAGTGACACCGCAGAAAACGGCCTGCCGGCCTACTACATGGAAGCCAAGCGCCATCCTTTTGCACCGTACCATGCGTGCTCTGAGCAGATCGCCCGGTCGGTGGTGCATTATCCGTTTAACTGGAAAATATGCGCCAGGGTGCTGTGCTCGAACGGATCTGATTCTTGGCTGGAGACTGTTGACACTGTCGCGCATCAGCGACCAATCAATGCAATATCTGAAATCTACGCAGCAATGGAGCGCGAAGCCGTCAACGCCGTGCAGTCTCGCCAGATCGTCGATGTCGGATGG